TCCAGCCCGCACCGTCAACCCTCCGCCAATCTGATGAATGCCTCACCGACCGCGCCGGGTTCGACGCAGAAACATAACGGACCGCTATTCCATGGAAGGCATAGGCGCTTCGCATAATTGAGGCTCGGCGTTATGTTGAGCCGTTGCGCTGGGACTATCACACGGCCAGCGCAGCCCGTAGGGCAGGCGTAACATAACGGCGGATTATGCGAGGCGACTGGTACCATTTTCGCGGATCTCCGATCGCACCTGGTCGAACAAATGGTACCAATCACTAGGAATGCTTCGAATGGTTTGGTACCATTTCCCTCCTCGAGGAACGAACCTGGTTGAAAGGAAAGGTACCAAAATGCTGATCAAATTCGACGTGACCACCGAGGAAGGCGACCGCCTCAAGATGCAATACGGCCAGAAGGTTGCCAGCAAGGCTTTCAAGATGGCCGCTCTCGATGCCTTCGACCTGTACCACAAGAATCAGGAGCTGCATGAGGTCATCGACAGCCAGCGAACCGAGATTCGTCGGCTCCGCCATATCATCGAGCAGGCCCGATCCTCTGCCGCCCAGCTTCTTGAGAAAACCGGCCAATCCGACCTGTACGAGTGACCTGCGTCCTCGACCTCGCCCATCGGGCGATTAGTCGCCTGCACTGCCTTGATTGACCGCCTCGTCGTCACTGCGACGGAACCCGCGCAGCGGCCGATCTCCCCTCAACGAAAAAGCCCTCGACGGCCTCAACGGCTCGCCAGGGGCTTTTCGCGTTCATCGTCCTGCTGTCCCGCTACCAACTCAACCCGCGCCCTGATTTGCCCAAATTAGGCCGCTCCGAGCGCCTGCCCGGCAGTCTCCCAGGATCATCAGCACCGTCGACGGTTAGGTCACGACAGTTGCGCAGGTTCCGCCGTGCTTTTCAGCTGGTCGGCGGTGGGGGTGCTGTTACACCCCCACTTTGGTATGGATTCCCGTACTACTGCCCGCTTTCTTTCTGCACGCACCCGAAGTTAAGCGGAGCTTCTGCTGGGTTTAAAGGCGGTTCTTTCCCGACCGCCTGCATCGCCTCTGCGTTGATCTTCCACGCTGCTGTTCTGCACTCCTGCTCTGTCGGATAGCGTGCTATCTCGACCTGCGGCGCGCCCAGCGCATGAGCTATCCATAGCACCCACTCGATCATCCGGCTTTCCTTAGCGCTTCCTGCTCGATGCTCATAAGTACGCCCCGCATCGCAATTTTTGCCTGCTCCCTCATATCCTCGGGAAGCATCTCCAGCCGGCGCCACATCGCTCTGAACTCTGCGCTTCCGCTTCGCTCTGCCTCGTCTAGCAGTAGTTCGTCTGTTGCGACCCCGAGCACACGGGCAAGGACTGCGATCTTGTCCCCTGGCGGTGGCCTTTCGCCTTTCTCATAGCCCTTGTAAGCCGACTCAGACATTCCGGCAGCTTCCCACACTTGCTGCTGCGTCATTCCTGCCGCAGCCCGCGCCCGCTTTAGGTTCTCGCCGATTGTCATGGAGTCGCCGCCGTGTGGTTCTTCGTTGCCGAGCATCATCACTCCTGTATGTTTGACCAGCGTCAATATATGACACCTTGAGGGTTCATATTGTGCTTGACGCTGAGGTGTACGATCTTATACCTTCACCGTCAGCTTATGGACCTTGACGGGAAATGGAATGTTCATCGATTGGCTTACGATCTCACAGGAGCACACGCACGATCTGCCGGTCGTGTGCGACGTGATGACCATCACAATCGACACGAACACCAACGAAGTGCTGTCGACCCGTCAGCCTCGCTTCAAGCATGAGGCTAGTTACTCGACCTCCGTCACGATTCACGTTCAGGGCCGGAAAATTCGAGTCGAGGGCAACCCAAGCCGGGTAGGGCGCCTGGACAACCTGTTTGGCTTCTCGACCATCGAGCAGTGCGTTTCTGTCTACAACCAGCTTCTGGCTGAGTACGGCCTGCCCGGTTTCACCCGCTGCACGCGTGTTGACCTTCGGGACGGTGCTTCCGGCTCCAAGTCCGGTGACCGTGTTGCAGACGGTGCCAAGATCGAGCGTATCGACCTGACCACGAACGTATCGGTAGGAGAGGGCAACGTGCTTGCCTACCTGCGCGGTGTTTCCTCCCAGCGCATCGGGCACAGCATCGGCTTTCTGTACCCCAACGGTCGCACCGTCTCTTGGACCCCGAAGGGCAACGGCAAGGGCGGGCGTCTCCAGTACCGCAAGGCGTACGACAAGGCTTTCGAGCTTGACGAAAACCTGCTCCCGAAGATCAAGCGCCTTTATGGCGATCAATCCCCAGAGTTTCTGTATGTGCAGCGCGTCCGCGATTACTGCGCCCTTCATGGCGTGGTTCGGATGGAGCAGGAGCTGAAGAACGAATTTCTACAGCGTGAATGCTTGGCCTATTGGGGCCTGTTTGACGAACGGCGTTTTGCCGAACTCCACGACGAGTTTTTGAGAATTGACGAGCGACTGAAGGTGACCGCCATGGACATCGTTTCCATATCCGAACAGCTCTTGGCTGAGCAGATCGTAGACACCACCCGTGCAGCAAATACCACCGCTATGTATGCGATCCAGTGGATGCACGGCCAGCAATTCGATTTCGGCAAATCAGCCGTCAAGACTCATGCCGCTCGCCTTAACCAGATCGGCATCAACATCCGCAACGCCTGCGACACCTCGCGCTTCGCGCCGGTCTTCGTCCGTCAGGCTCGCGAAATCACCAAGTCCACCGTGCTGGCAATCCCGAGCTGGTATCAGCGCCCGAATCATCTGGCGGTGGCCGCATGACGCTCTCGTACTTGGCCGATCTGCCGCTTCTCGAAGGTGCTGAGCACTCTTGCCCGCGCTGCCAAGGCGTTCAGACCGCTGATGACATTCTCGAAATCACCGTCACCGAGACCCGCGAAATTCAATGGGGCTGCTCCTTTTGCGGTGCTTTCAGCCCGGTCTACGAATGGGAGGTCTGCGTCTGATGATTTCTGCAACCGTCTCCCTGCTCGCAACCCTCGCCGGTGGCGCCATCGCGCTCTACCTCGTGCGTGTGGAGTTCCGCCCATGATCCAGATGACCGAGAGCAAGCCGGGGGAGGGCATGACCCTCCGTACCGTTAGCTTCCAAGGCACCCAACTCACCAGCGGCCAGCGCCGCCGCCTTCAAGAGCAACAGCAGGCCCGGGCATTCGTTAACCCGGTCCTTCAACAGCAAGTAAACGAAACCTTGGCAGCGCTCGATGCTCGCCAGTCCCAGGGCATCAAGCCCGAACGCCAGTGGTTCTTGGAACGCCAAGAGCGTGGCACTCCCTGCGTTGCCGATGTTTTCGGCTTTTAAGAGGTAATACCCATGTCTATGACTATCAAAATCGAAACCACCGGCAACTTCCGCACCGGTACCGCCGCCAAGTCCGGCAAACCCTATTGGATGGCCGAAGCCTTCGCGCATCTTCCGGGTGTTCCGTATCCGCAGAAGTTCAGCTACTACGCCGCCTCCCAGCAGGAAGTGCTGCCGGTCGGCCATTACGAGTGCGACGTTTCCTGCTCGATCAAGGACGACCGGATTCACTTCGAAGTTGACCCGCGCCAAGCCCGTCGCATCGCTAATCCGGCGCCGGCTTCTGTCGCTCCTGCCAAGGTTGCCGGCTGATGAGTCGCCGCTATCTCGTCGCGCTGCTCTGGCATTGGTCTATCCCGTTTGTGCTTGGCGTCTGCGTGTCGGCTGCATTCCTTGCGTTCCAGCTTCTGGCGGTTGGTCCTGAAATGCAGACGGCGTTCGAGGCAGCAATCGGCTCCTATTGCGGGGCCAAGCAATGAGTTCGGGCGTCCTTCGCTGCGACGGCGATGTTGCCATTGCTACGGATGGCGCCCCCCTGTGTTCCGGTGTCTGGACGCTTGTTCCGGTGCCTGAGCCATTCAGCCTTGAAATGCTCGATCACGCCATGCTTGGCGCTGCGTTCTCGGCTGGATTTGTAATCGTGGGCACCTGCTGGTTTGTCGGCAGAGCTGCACGCGGCCTTCTTTCTGTCATTCGCTGAGGTAACACAACATGGAAGCAATCATCTCCGCTGTATCCGTCACCGACGTAGTTGCTGGCGTTCTCGCCATCTGCGGCGTTATCGCCCTGGTCAAAGTTGCCGCAATGGGCGGTCGTAAGCTGCTGGCCATGATCCGTTAATAGCTTATTGCATCGGGCGTTATAACGAAGGGGCCGTGCGCCCCTTCTTTTGTTTTAGGGAGGCGGTATGGATCAGGTCTGGTATTTAACTTTGTTTATATTCGGTGGTGTGTCTGCGTTTTGCGCATTTTCGGGGTCATGATATGAAAAAGTTTCTAATGATCTTGGCTGTCCTTTTTTCCGGTTACTCAACTATATCCCATGCCGCATATGTCTGGACCTCTGGTCAGTTTACAGGGGCGTCTCCTGCTGAGACGTGTGAAAAAATCCGGCTTTCATATGGAACGACATTCCCTAGTTACAATCTCACTAAGATAAGCGAAACGTCATTTAGGTGCGTGATGGTGCTTCCAAGTGGTAGCGAAAACGCAGCGCACACTATTTTGCGTAGCGGGGCGGGATGTAATGAGGGCGATGAATACTTTCCCGATACTGGCCAGTGTTTGCCACCATCTGGTGAAGCTGGCGAGCAGTGCGACGGTCCTGACTTCTTTGGTATGCCTTCGCTGTATAACTCTCAGGGCGTTTGCGTTCCATGGAATGAAGCTGATAAACCCGCTCTGTGTAAGTCATTGGCTAAAGAGGGTACAAAGTTCTTTGATATTTACGTTGCTTATAATGGCGATGGCGAACCGGAAAAGCCGACTGTGGAAAAGTTCGGTTGCGAGGTTAACGTTGTTGATGTTGCGCAATGTAAGGCGCCTGTTCCCCGCTGTGGCTCTGGTATCTGTGTAGAGCACATGGTCAATAAGTGTCGGGTAGGCGCTAATTTTACAGGGCGTCCGGCAGGTGACTCTAACGGGACGGGCTATCCAGTTGCTGACGGCTCGGGCGAAGAGGGTGTTTGTCCCCCTGGAGTGGATTGCACGCCAGCGCCTGAGCCTGTAGTCCACGATAATAAGCCATGCAACTATATGTATAACGGGCAAGTCGTTTCGTGCGAATCTAGTGAATTTAAAGGCGATCCCGGTGAAATGAACTGTGGTCGAGTTAATGGCGGTCCGTATACCTGCACTAAGAAAGTGCCTAAGTCTAATGGTGTTGATATTAAGACTAAGATAACTACAGAGCCGACGCCGGATGGTGGAACTAAGCAAACTAAAGAAGATACACACACAAAAACAGTTTGTGTCGCGCCGGGAAGTTGCACCACGCAAGTCACGAACAATACGACTGTCACGGTTAAGGACTCGTCCGGTAAAACAACTAGCGAAACGGGCACATGTGTCGGAGCTTTGTGCGGTGGCACAGGTACTGGCACTAAACCATCTAAGGGCGGTAACTGCGAGCCTGGGCAAGAATGCGGTACCGAAGAGTCGGGCTTTACTGGTCCCGAAAACGGCGAAGTTCCAGGCTTTGGCGAGTCTCTTCAGACGTTTAGTGACAAGGTTGGGGCCGCGCCAATTGTCACTGCTGTTAAGGCTATTCAGATGCCGTCAGGTGGTAGCTGCTCAATGTCTTCAGCATCTACCCCGATTGGCACTATCTCCGGCGATACCGTCTGCCAGAACAGCGGTTGGCTCGATCCGCTGTACTACGTGTTCCTCGCTATGGGCGCGCTCAATGCCGTCCGTATCCTAATGAGTGCATAAGGGGGCTTTATGGGTGATCTTCTTTCCGATTTCGCAGGCTGGCTTAAAGACGTTCTGCTGTGGGTGCCTCGCAAGTTGTGGTCCGAGTTATTGGACGGTCTCGCCTCGCTGTTGACGGCTATTCCTACGCCAGACTTTGTTATTCAGGCTCAGAATGCATTCGGCGGGCTTCCGGCTAGTGTGGTGTTCTTTGCAACTAAGTTTGCCGTTCCCGAGTGTATTGCTATGGCGCTCGCGGCCTACGGGATACGATTCCTGATTCGCCGCATTCCGCTCATTGGGTGACCTATGGCTATCGACGCTTACACTGGCCTCCCGCGATCCGGCAAAAGCTACTCAGTCGTTAAGAATGTAATCCTGCCGTCTCTCCGTGAGGGTCGGCACGTTTACACCAATATCCCGTTAACTGATGCGCTCAAGGACGAGTTTGCTGGTCAGGTTCACCAGCTTGCCGCTGATTGGTTCAAGGACCCCGACCTTTGCGATAGCTTCCCACCCGGCGCCGTTGTCATCCTCGACGAACTCTGGCGCCGCTGGCCGTCCGGAATGAAGACCAATATGGTCAACTTCAAGGACAAGGAATTTCTCGCCGAGCATGGGCACAACGTCGATGAGTTCGGGAACACCACGCGGGTTGTTCTGGTGTCGCAGGACCTTTCGCAGATCGCTGCTTTCGCGCGTGAGCTGGTGTCAGTCACCTATCGCTCGACCAAGCTAGATGCCGTGGGTGCAGATAAGCGATTTCGCGTCGATATCTACCAGGGCGCCGTCACTGGCCAGAAACCACCGAAAAGCCAGTTTGTGCGTTCGGTGTTCGACAAGTACGAAGAGCAGTATTACGTCTACTACAAGTCGAGCACTAAGAGCCTGACTGGCGAGGTTGGTAATGAGAGTAGGGCGGATAAGCGCTCCAATATCTGGCGCTCGCCGTGGTTGATTGCCAGCTTTGTCGTTCCGGTTATCGCTGTGCCGTTCCTTCTCTGGTACATCTTCACGCTGTTTTTCGGCGGTATGGGGCTTGTTGAAGAGGAAGAGCCCTCTCTAGTTGTCGAGCAATCCGCGCTAGTGAACCCGCTGCCTCCTGAGCTTGCTCCAGTTCAGACCGCTACGGTTTCGTCTCATCCGCCTGCGGTGCCTCAAAGGCCTGTTGAGTCGCCAATCTGGCGCGTTGCCGGTTATATCCAGCGTTCGGCAGATCAGGCGCGTTCGCCGGACTGGTCGTCCCGCGTCGGTTACAACGGGTCGGACGCTCAGCCTGTACGCGATCGCGTGATGCCTGATGTGGTCATGCTGTCGTCAGAGTTCCAGGGCAAGCGCTACATTCCAGCCAGCGAATGCAACCGCGCAGCCGACGGCATTACGTGGACCTGCGACGTAGATGGCTTTACCGTCACGCCCTGGTCTGGTCGCGGGTCATCCTCCCAGTGGGCAAACGGTTCTGAGCTTGTAGGGCGGACCGCTGCCGCAGCGAGCGGAGCGACCGAAGGCACCGGTCCAGCCCGCACCGTCAACCCTCCGCCAATCTGATGAATGCCTCACCGACCGCGCCGGGTTCGACGCAGAAACATAACGGACCGCTATTCCATGGAAGGCATAGGCGCTTCGCATAATCTATATTATGTTAAATACGCTATTCGTGTTGTCTATACGC